TTAACAGCGCCTTCGTGTTCTGCGAGTCGTGCTTGCCATAGCGGCCTCCAAACTGTCGCGCCTAATCCGACCATTTCGTTGGCGTCAACAATATGATCTGGCTGTTTAGTTGCAACGGCTTCGAACAGATGCGCGACCGATGCCCATTCTAACGGGAGTTCTTCCGCAAGGCCGCTGCGTGTCTTGGCGTCGTAGGCGGCGCTGTGGGTGGTGAGGATGATGCGTTCCTTGCCGCCGATGCCCTTTCCTTTGCCGGAGTCGGTGGTGCTTACCTTGGTTTTGAACCGTAGGAACCAAAGCTCGTCTGCGAACTCCTTGAGCAGCGGCGCTGATTGTTTGCTGAGTTTTAGCTCGTATCTGTCATATGCTGCGAGAGCGTCTGGCGCTTCGAAGCGGACGATCTTAGAGTGAGCGATCATCACCACGTTCTTGCCGGCGTCGATGAGTTGATCGACTGACGACAGGAACCGGCTCATGCGCTCCGCGACCATAACCCAACCTTTACCGAAGCCGAAATCTTCGATGCTGGTCTTCTTGGTGCTGGCGAGTAGGTCTTCAACGCACAGGCGTTCTGCCCAATCGGCGCTGTCGATAACGATTGTTTTGTAGTCGGTCGCTTTGGCCTCAGTTAACGCATCGGTTAACTGCTTCCAAGTGCTGATCTCGCAGCGGTCAACGTCTAGGTGGCTAGTGCCGCCCTCGATGTCCAAGAACAGCGGCCTAGGGAACTTGGCCGCGAATGTGCTTTTGCCTACGCTCTCCACTCCGTAGATGACTACGCGCTGGGCGCGTTGTTGTTTTCCTTTGGTTATTTTCATTTTCTATTTTCCTTTGTTGTTTGTTGTTATTTAGCAATGTTATTACTGCTAAAATTGTCTATGAATAAAGCGCCCTGTATATTTAAAAACTCATTCCTAATTATATCAATACAGCAATCAAACCATTCTCCGCAAACGCGGTATTGTTTAAGCTTATTGTGTATTTGTTGTTCAATGAGTTTGTATGACTCATGCTGTATTGAAAACATTAGACCGAGTATTTTTGGGTTTGATGTCTGAAGTTCTTTCAATCTTTTTATCGGGCTACTTTTTGTTAGGCCAATTTTGTAATGCCCGTTTGATTCTCCAATACAATACACATATCCATTTTCTTTTTTGTATTTATTTATTGAGTTTGACTCAATAATCTTTTTGTTAAATTCCTTAACTTCAATAAATTTGCTTACTTGGTGGTCTACATATCTACCATAATCACTAATATAGCTCATTGGGTCAATGTCTGCATATGCTTTTAATTCTATTTTGGCATTAAAAATAGAATCAACCGTAGGAATAAAAAGCTCAAAATCTAAATCGCAAAAAATCCCATCAATGTTTTCTAAGCATTCCTTTAATGTCTCTGTATTTAAAGTTTTTTTCCATAATAAGGCATCGTAAGAATCCTCATTGATATCAATTAAGCACTCTAAATTGCATTGCATTGAAAGAAATAGAATCTCTTCTAAATATAAATTTTCACGAGCAAATCCCTTTTGATGCAATGCTATTATTGCGCATTTAATTAATCCTAACTGCTCTTCAAAATTTAATGGAGTTAAAAAATTTCCCAAAAACCTAAAATCATTTTCATTTTTCAATGAATAACTAGAGCATTTAATCCTCTCAACAATCGAATCATGTTGAATTAGCAATGATGTTGTAGCTAAATATATAAAATCATCACTTATATCTGAGCTAGTATTATATATGCTATAATACCAATAATCATCTTTATTTGATGTAAATGCTTTCATCTTGAATTTGCTGCGAATACGGCCACAGCGAGTGCCGCCCAAGTGTGCGACTTAATTCCGTAAGTCGGCCCTGGGGTTTTCTTTGTTCCCTGCGGCCCGATGAGATCGAGCAAAGCTTGGCGCACGTTGGCGTCTTTTGCTCGCATCGTTCCGCAAAGAAAAAGTTTGATATCTTTTCTGAAAATTAGTTCCACGTCCACCCGTGCCACTTCGATGAACCTACCGATCCACACGCACGTTTCAAATGTCGAAGCCCCCACCGCCATGCCGTAGCTGGCAATCATCTCGCAAGCGCAGCGGTCATACTCGCGACCGATAAGAATCTGGCGGATCTCGGCATTCGGTAGGTGACCGTGATCAACTATCTTTCCGTGGTCGAATTGTACGAACGCGCTGTGCGTCGTTCCTGGATCGAGTGCTAATATCATTTTTTAAAGCTCTTGTTTTTATTTTGTCGGCTGGCAATGCGAGAACGTCGCAGATGCCTTGAAATGCTTTTGATCGGATGAAGTGAATTGCCGACTCCCTGTCGAGTTCCTGCGCTTCGTTTAGTTGTTTGCTCAAGAATACCTTCTCGCTTTGAAGGTCGGCAACGGCCTGCTGAATCATCCCACAAAGAAGTGCTCTTGTGAATTGGCATTCCGCGTCATGCAGTTCCGCTTCGGTCATTACCGGCGCTCCCTGCGGGTTTGGCGGTTCATCCACCAGCGGCGGGTCTGTTCCAGCTCGCAGGTGGCTTTGATGTTGCCTATCAAGTAACCAGCAATAAATGCACAGCAAGTGCAGATTCCGAATAGGGCGAGAAATGTGAGTGGTTCCATATATTTAAAAATTAGATGTTGTAGAATTTTGCGCGGACACCAGCTAGTGCTGTTTTTTCTTGATCGGCATTTAGACCGACTTTAATTCCGCCGTCTTGGTTCGGGAAAAGCTCAACGCGTTCGATGCTGGTCACATACCAATAAGATCCGCCGCGAACCGCTTTGATCCGATTTGCGATGCGCGTATACTTGTAAGCGCGAGCAACCGAGCCGCCGGATGTGTATGTGACCTCAGCGCCGATGCGTGATGATTTAGCAATTCCGAATGCGGCGAGTTGTTTCTCGGCGATCTCGGTCGCATTAAGGATGTCCATTGCCGAGGCTGTTGCTGATTTGGCTTTACCATTTACTTTGTCGAGGGAGTCGGAGAGTTCGCGGCCTTTAGTATTTAGTGCAACTTTGATTTTCATTTTTGGTTTTCTGTTTTGGTTTCTGTCGTTCGGGTTCGTCCCGTTCGATGTGCAAACCATCCTTCATTCCCTTCAAGATGAAAAGAAAAATTTTCGCGAAGTGCGAAAATAATTCTTGGGAAAAGTCTTTACAAATGAGCGCAACCAATGCCCATGCGCCTCTGCGGGCTTTTTTATTTCGAGATCGGGCGGTATAAATTTACCTCGCGAGCGCCTTGGTTCGTCTGTATGGTTGCCTTTTTTGTTTCGAGAATCCCTTTCCCAATGGCAGTTTCCACTCGGCAAGAAATTGATGCGACGGTCAACTTTGACTCGTTCGCAATAGCGCGGATCGTCTTCCAGCCTTGCTTGGCAAGGTCTTTCTCACTTTCGACTTTGGTCGTCTCGTAGAAGCTCTCCCAGGCTTTATTTACATCGGCAATAGCCACGGCTGATTTATTTTTCGTTCGCATAAATTGACGGTGATCGAGTTGTCTTTGTAAAAGCCATACGCAAAGCCTTGCGACCATCCGAATGTAGCCCTTCGCGTGCTCGCGTATTCCATGTCGAAACGCGCAAGCATTCCGACGCAATAGCCCGACGGCCCGTCAAGCGTGCGTGCGCGTTCCCAGCCTACGCGGTGAAGGTGCGCTAATACGCATTGCCCGTAGGTCTCCGCGTGATCGCGTATTGCCTGCACGTTGTACATATAACCGTGCAGGAACTTGGTTCCGCCTAGCTCGTAAAAGGATCGAATGTGATATGGGTACAGCCGCGCTTTGAGTTCCTTTGCGGTCTTTTCGATGGCTTGGATCGTGAGCGTCGCGGCGTGAGCCGCTAGAGCGTTAGGCGAAGACGCGAGCTTGTAGAGCCGGGCTTCGTGGTTTCCGTAGAGAATATGCTGTGGACGTAGTTCGTGTAAGAAGTCGATACCGGCGCTGAGATCGTCCGAGATGCTGGCCGCGCGGTCGCTTGAGTTCGGGTCTGAAATTGCGCCAGAGCGGAAAGCGGCAAGATCGAGGAAGTCGCCTAGATGGATGGTCGTGTCGGGCTTCCAGCGGTCTTTAAACGTAAGAACGGCCTTGCGTGCCTCTGGGTCTATTTGATCCCCGTGAGAGCACCCGACTGCCATCCACTTTTTCCAGCCTTTCATTTTAGTTCTGGAATATTGCGGTCGCTACGTTGTTCCCATATCCAAGCGCGGACGGCTTCCATCGTGTCCTCGTCGAGTTTCGCAAATGCTCCGGATTCGTGCTTTAAAGCGCTTCGAAGCTCTTGGTCTATGTCATCCACTAGGATCAGAATATCAAGCGCCTTACAAGCCACCTCGTGCTCGTATCGCTCGGTTTCGTCGTATTCAAGTGTCATCTTCATGCTTCTTCGTCCTCCTCCTCTTCTTCGGTGTCTGGAAATAGAATGCTGAAAGAATCGCTTGCGAGTCCTTCGACGGCGTATTTGTTGCCGAAGACAAACTCCCCGTGATGCGTCTCCCCGCCTTGCTCCCACGATACGATGGTTAGCCCGCAGTCGTAATGCTCGGACAGGATGCGCTTCGCTTCCGCGAGTGCTTCCGCACGCTCCGATTCAACCGTCGGTTGTTTTCGTTTTTTCAAGCAAGGATGTCTATTTTTTTAGATACTCTAGTGCGTAAAATTGCGAGCATTTCCCGCTCGGTCATGCCCTTCGCCCAATGCGGGCGTAGCTGATAGTGCGGCTCGTCAACGAATTTCCAGTCACCGCCCCATTCAAGGCCAAGGCTTTTGCCGAGCGTGCCAAGCTCGTTATATAGCGGATGTTCGCCGAAGTATTCTTTGCCGCGAAAAATGGCGATATCGAAAGCGATGCCGAAATTATGATTTGAATGGCCGGCAGGCGCCATCGTGATTTTCTTCCCTGGGGTCGTGCGGCCTTTTGCATAGAGCGCATCTTGCTCCATATAGCTCCGAGTGCCGCTGATGATCTTGACGTCACAGCCAACCTTTGCAGCGATGACCTTTGCAACGCCCAAGAAGGCGCGTGCGGCCTTTTGTGCTTCGGGGTGGAGCGTCGCAAGCTGGATTTCGCTGCGTTCGTCAAATGTCATTTTTTGAGCCCTTGGATGTCTGGCAATTCGTAGCAAAATGTGCCGTAGTAATCCGTCTTAACGCATAACGACGGATTATTGAATCCAGCGCATGAAGTCAGAAACGCCATTCCAAGAAACGCGAAGGAGAGAACGATCATCCAAAGCGCAATTTTCTTGGCGTTCATTTTTCTTTGCGGAAAATTTCGATGAGTCCGATTATCGACGCAAGCGCCGCCCCTATCGCGTCCCATTTTGCTGGTTCCAAGCTCAAACCGGCAACGGCTCCGATGATCGCGACCCCGCGAATGGTGGACGGTTCCTTGAGTTTTGCGAGTAGTGTTTTCATGGTTTTTTTGGTCTGGTCATTTTATACAGCGAAACTGCACCGATGCAAATTCCCATCAGAAGCGAAAGAATGCGAAGCCAAGCCTCGACTTCGGAGAACGAGATCAGAACAGCGGCAGCGGGCGCGGACGTTCCGATGAGTGTATGGTAAGCGTGGCTGTCCATTAGCTCAGTCCGCCTTGGCTGATGAGTTCTTCGGTAAGCGTACATGGCTGGAGGATGATCGTGCTACGCTCGCCTGCGGTCGTTAGCTCGATCTCAAGCTCGGTCGTGACCGAGGTTGCATTAAGCAAAAGATCGCGGACGCCGAACGTATTAAAATCAACGGCGGCGGTCTTGCCTGGGGCTGCGCTCAAGCCGCTCTGCACTTGAAGTGTCGGCAAGTTGGTAAAGCTCTTGTCGCCCCCGAAATTGATGTCGTAGTAACTATTCTGGACTCCAACAACGGTCACATTGCCTGTTCCGATGCTGTCGAGTGCCTCCAAGGCTGATTGCAGTTCTGCTGCTGTCGTTCCCGCGTCAAGCGGTGTCGTCTGCCGCAGAACCGTTGTGGCAACGCTGCCAGTTGTTACCGTTCCTGTCCCGGTCGTGATGGCAACGGCTCCCGCTGTTACGCCAAGCAGAAACTCTGTTGTTTGCGGGATCGAGCGCACGAAATATTGAAGGCCAGCCGTGTAGCCTGTCAGCGCTGTGAAACCCGTCAAGACGACAGGTTGGGCGAGCGTCAGTCCGTGGTTGCTTGTCGTAATAAATACGCCATCCGTGACGGTGCTTGCGATATCCACGTTGTAACTCGGAACCGTGAAGCGATAGCTGCCGAGATACGGAGCGCGAGAGAATGTCACGCGCTGAATTTCGTTGTTTAGCGTCGATCCTGTGAGCGTTGTTGCTACGCTGACGGTCATGGCCGTTCCGAGATCAGTCCAAATCGGCTCGTAGACTGCCGGAGCGAGGCGGAGTTGAAGCTCTTGAATCTCGGCGTTGGTGGCGTCTCCCACGATCCGTTCGTCGATAAGAGCGGTCGTGGTTGGAATTAGCCTGGCGAAGTTGCCCGTGATCGCGCCCTGCGTGCCTGCGCTGTTAAACGAGACGACAAAGTTCGTTGTCATCGTGCCGTCAACGGACACCGATCCTGCGGCGGTGATCGTCGAAAGTGAGTTGAGAGCGGATGAGATCGCGCCTGCGGTCGCGCTGTATCCTATCGCGCCGCTGGTCTGGCCTCCGAAGGAGAGCGTGAACGTGCCGCTGGCTGGCGTGCCTGTGCGGCTTCCTACGCCGAATTTTACGTCCGTTCCGGTGTAGTCGATAACATTAAACGGAGCGGCTACGTTATTTGTTGCCTCCAGAAAATAGAGGTTAATCGCGCCGTTGTCGCCTTTAACGAATCGTTGCGTTGCAGCCGGAGCTAGGCTCGTTAGGCTTGTTGCAAGCCTGCGGTTAGTGGTGTCTATGTAAAGGTCGCGTGCCATTTATTCGGGGGTTTTGTCAACAGCCCCCCATTTTCCTATCGGACACGCTTCGGTTGCCATGCGGAGTTTCGCCCATGTGCTGCACCCGCATTTGCGGCAGCGGCCCGTTTTGTTCAGCGCGGCGGCGTCCCATTCGGGACAGGCGCGACAGGTCGCTTCGCGGGTGGCGAGGGCTTCGGGTGGGGTGGTGGAGAAGCCTGCGCGAGCGAAGCGATGCGCGGCGTTGCCGAAGCGGGCGAGCATTTTGCTATCAAATGTTGCTTTTATTTGGAGCGAATCACTACAAAAATGATGCAAATCCTTTTCTAATTCCTTGGAAGGAACAATAAGTTTTTTAGGCGATGTAATTTGCTCCCAAAGATCAAAATCCTGTTGGTAGATTTTGCGAATCTCTAATTCTTGAACAGAAGATTCTTGAGTTTTATTGTAAATATTAGGGAGATCATCAAAGCCCATTTCATCCCAGAAATCTTTAATATGATCTGGTGCACGCCACGCATAAACTGGTTCCTTATGATTAAGAAGATAGCGGGATTGCGGGAAAAAGTGGAACGAGGGGAACGAATGGAAAGGAGAAAGTTTATTTCCCGATTTTATCATTCCTAATGCCGTATCTGGATCAATTTTATCTTCGCGACAAGCGGAATAGAATTTAGTTATGGGATTAGCAACTAATAAGGCGATTTTTGCGTTTGGCTTTGTTTGATTGGGCAATGCAAATTGCTGGCGAGTCGTGACATTTTTCCCAGAAATTCGTTGAGCGATAATTGATGAAAAAACTTTGAAGTTTTGGGCAATATTCCATTCTCCTCTTTCTAAGAAAATCATGAAGCTCTGCGGTGGTTTATTAGATAAGTTTTCCATAATATTTAGGAAAAGGTAATGCTCCATGAATTAGAGGTATCCGGAGTATCATCATCGTAATAAATATTTGCACCAAGGAATGAAAAGAAATT